GCTGTCAATCGACCGCCTTGTCGTATATAGCTTCCAGCGTCGGGGCGCCAACTGGCATGGGCGATCCATGCTACGTGGGTGTTACGCTCCCTACCTCCTGAAAGACAGGGCCATGCGCGTCGGCGTCATGAATATCCAGCGCGCAGGCGTCGGTACGCCGATAGCACAAGGACCTCCAGGGGCTAGCGAGGCCGACCTCAGAGTGTTGAGTGACATGACTCAGCGCCTGGTTGCCGGTGATCGGTCGGGCGGCGCGATCCCATACGGTGCCGCCCTCAAGCTCATCGGCGTGGAAGGCGGGCAGCCGGACACGGTCGGGTTCATCAAGCTCATGAACGAGGAGATGGCGAGAAGCTTCTTCCAGATGTTCATGCAGCTGGGGCAGACCACGTCCGGCTCGCGCGCTCTGGGCACGACCTTTGTCGAGTATCACAAGCTCGTGACGGAGTACATCGCGCAGTGGTTCACGATGATCTTCAACGAGCACGTGATCGAGGACGACATCGACTGGAACTACGGCCCAGAGGAGGAGTTCGCCCCACTGCTTTGCTGGAAGTGGGACGAGGAAGGCAGTGACAGGAACCCTGAAGGCCCGACGGCGGCGGGCAACCCCGCCAAGGCTTTCCAGCGCTTGGCCAAGGATGGCACGATCCAGGTAAACGACCAGACGAAAGCGATGCTTGAATCATGACTTCACTCCCGACACCGTGGCCGGTCGGGTCGAAGCGCTCACCCACGCGGGCGACGGCTGATGGCGGTCGCTCCCTGTCGCCTGATAGCCGTCGTCCGCTGGAGCGCACGTGACCAAGTCAAACGACATACACATTCCGACTGAGGACTTGCGCGCAGCGGTCCTGACGTCGAAGGCGCGCAAGAAGCTCCCCAGCACCGCGTTCGTGTTCCCAGCCGACAAACGCTACCCCATCCACGACCGGGCGCACGCCGCCAACGCGCTGGCCCGCTCCAAGGGCAAGCCGGAGGAGGCCAAGGTCCATGCCGCCGTGTGCCGCCGCTACCCTGATCTTCCAGCATGCAAGTCGAAATCGTAACAGCCGGCCACAACGACGTTGGCCCAGAGGCCCGGCGCAAGCTCAGTGGCCTGATCAAGTACTACATGCAGAAGCCGCACCCCTTCACAGCGTGCGTGCGTGACAACACTAAGCGGTTTGGCGTCGAGGGCGCCAAGCGCGTCTGCGCCACGCTCAAGGACATCGGCGAGGGCGACAACACGCACTGGCGCAAGGGCGGCAACGCCAAAGCGGAGTGGGACTACGACCGCATGGCCGATGCCATGATAGACGCGGCGGGCGGCAATGTCGCCGGTCTCATGGCGGCAATCGCTACCGCCAGCGCCATCGACACGCTTCAGCAAGCCAAGCCGCTTCTGACGACCGTGCCCGATGTGCAGATCATCAAGACGGGGATCGAGTACCCGCTCAGCACCGGCCCGACAACTTTCGGTCCAGAGGACCTCGCCGCCGCTGTCGAAGCGCAACACGACCCGGCGATCCGTCAGCCACGCATCTGGATCGGGCACCCCGATGACAAGCGCATCCATGGCGAGCGCATGGCGGGTATCCCAAGCGGCGAGCCTGCCATCGGCAAGGTGACCGATATGCGTCTGACGGAGGACGGCCACTGCATCGTGGGCGACCTCACCGGCGTGCCGATCTGGTTCGCCAACATCATGGCGAGCGCGTTCCCGTCGCGCTCCATCGAGGGCCGCTTCAACGTCAAGACGCCGACGGGCAAGACCCACCGGCTCGTCATCACCGGGCTGGCGATGCTCGGCGTCACCTGGCCGGGCGTTCTCACGATCGAAGACATCGCCAGTCTCTACACGGAGGAGGGACCTAACATCAACGTCGAGATTGCCACCCCGGAGCAGCCTGTGGCAGTCACCGCCGCAGCATCTCGACAGCTCAACGCGCAGGTGACGGTCGAGGACTTGCGCCGCGCCTGGCAGGACACCATCAAGGGCGACCCGGCCAAGTACAACTGGTGGATCCGTTCCATCTACATCGACCCCGACGAGCTGATCATCGACGCCGATGATGGCGGCACGCTGCTGCGGCAGCCTTTCAGCATCAACGGCGACAAGATCAAGTTCCTCAAGCCCAAGAAGGTCAAGATCAAGTACGTCAACGCCTCACACGGAGGTGTCGAAGCAGAGCCGGTGAACGCAAGTCGTACTCACATAGCAGTATTCAACCAGGAAGTGCTCGACGTGCCCGTCACGCTCGGGAACTTCATCGACGTCAACCTAGGAGGATAACAGGTGCGGTTGCACTTTGAGGAGGGTGAGCGAGACCTGCTCGTCACGCGCCTCGGCCTGGCGGACGATGCGGATGACGCAGCGGTCGCAGCGGCAGTGGCGCAGTGGATGCAGGAGGAGCCATCTTCCGGCTCAGGCGGAACCAGCACGGACGACTCCACGAACGCCAATGCGAACCTCGATGACCTCGGGGAGAACCAGGGCGACTTCGTGGTCGTGGACGTGGCGAGCTTCCGTCGGCTCCAGCAGCGCGACCAGGTCGCGGCGACGGTCGAGGAGACCATGCGCCGCCGTGACCGCGACGAACTGATCGCAGAGGCCGTCCATGACGGCAAGATCAGCCCCAGCCGTGCGGATCACTACAAGAACCGCTACGACAGCGACCCGGAGGGCACGACCGCCCTCATGGCTCGCCTGACCCCGAACACCGTCCCGCTGGAGGAGCGGGGCGCAGACACCCCGACGGACCAGGTCGACGACACCGCGTACCCCAAGGACTGGGTCCCTGAGGTCGCGGCGCGCGCCGCCAGGCCCCCGAGCCGCGTTCACGGGGAGGCATGACGATGGAAGCCATCGCCTACTACGACCCCGGTGCGGACATCACCTGCCAGCACACGAGCGGACAGGTCGGCGGTCGCTGCGTCGGCTGGCCGGTCGCCCGCAATGTCGGCGGCCCCAGCGGGCCGAACGACCTCGGTGACGGCCTTCTGGTCGTCGACAACCCGACGGCGCTCGGGCAGGTGTTCGGCGTGACGGCGCACGACGTGGCCGCCGCAGGTCGCGTCAACATCATGCGGGCACCCAAGGTGGTTCCCATCGAGTGCTCGGGCAACGTCGCCATCGGTGCGTATGTCGCCACCGGCGCTGACGGTCGCATCGCCACAGCAGCGACGGGTAACGCCGCTGTCGGTCGCGCTCTCTCGGCTGGGTCCAGCGGGACCTTCGCCGCCGTCCTGCTGTTCGGCTCGCCTGTGGCGGCCCCGTGATCCTGAGGAGGTGAGGAAGTGAGCACAGCAATCATCGAACCGACCCTCGACGAGATCATGGAGTTCGCCTCTGTCGATCAGCCGCGGGTTCACTTCGAGCCGGAGTTCATCGATCTGGGCGACGGCTACTTCGCCATCGCTGCTGGGCCGGAGATTCTGGCGGCAGCGGTCCCGGCGCAGGTGGCCCACCCGCTCGGACCGCCGACCATCACCGGCACGAAGATCAGCGTCGACACGATGCTGAAGCAGCCGACCAGGATCACGCGCATGATCATGGACATGACGCTGCAACGCTTCGTCGCGGATCGCATCTTCGCCAGCGGCGGCGGCGTGACGGGCGGCGCGGTCGTGTTCGACTCTGTCGAGGCCAACGACCTCTACACGAGTCGTGACGTCGAGCGGGTCGCACCGGGCGCGGAGTTCCCCATCGTCACTTCCGCCAGGCGCGCTCCCGGCGTGGCGGAGGTCGAGAAGTGGGGCGGCAAGGTCTGGATCTCAGACGAGGCCCGCGACCGCAATGACGCGACCCTGTTCACCAACCAGCTGCGGCAGCTGTCGAACACGATCGTGCGCAAGATCAACGCCCGCGCCATCCAGGTCCTGGAGGCGATGTTCACCGCCTACCCGTCACGAGTCGTGGCATCGAAGTCGGTGCCGGTCGGCGGCTGGGATGCGGTCACTCCGTACGGTGGCACGCCGACGGCTCCGGGTGCCTGGCCCGCCGCCGACTTCGCCATGGCGGCTGAGATCGCGGAAACGGATGAGCTGGGGATCGTTTTCGACCTCTGGCTCATCAACCCGCAGAACTACACGGACCTGCTGCTGCTGTACGGCGGCGACGGCATCCAGGAACTGCTGTCAACGCTGAACCTGGAAATCTACGTCAGCAACCGCGTGCCGCTCAACACGGCCTACGTCGTGGCGCAGGGCCAGGTCGGCTCGATGCGGACGGAGCAGCCGCTGGGTACGGAAACCTGGCGGGAGCCGAACCGCCAGCGCACCTGGGTCCAGGCCAGCGTGCGTCCGCTGATGTTCGTCGACAACCGCTTCGCCGCCCTCAAGGTGACGAACCTGAAGGGCTAACGTGTCCGCCCCCGAAATCCACAATCTCGACGCAACCTCTGACCTGAAGCCGGTGCGCGTGGTCATCAGGCAACTCGACTACATCACGAAGGGCATCAACCCCCTCGGTCAGGAAGTCGACAGGATCGCTACGGCCTACGGGCCTGGCGATCAGCGCCTGGACCCCGCCAACCGCCCGGACCTCGACCCCGAAAGCCAGGAGTACGCTGACGCCATCAGCGACTACCAGCACGGGCAACTGATCCTGCTCAGGCCCGCCGCCTACATCGGTCTGATCTCGTCCGGCGCTGTCCGTGACGTGCAGACCGATGAGAGCGGCGAAGAGGTGATCGAGGACGAGGAAGTCCTCGATGTCAACTCGGCGTCTGTCGAGGAACTGGCCGACTGGATCCGCACGGAGCGGCCCACCGTCAACGACGTCATCAAGGCATCGGATGGCAACCCGGAGGTGGCACAGAAGCTCCTGGAAGCGGAGTCAATCGCTCAGAACGGTGAACCCCGCAACGGCGTCCTCAGGGGCCTATCGGCGGTCATCTCCAGAGGCTAGCAACATGGGGGCCGGGCGGACAAATCTCCCGTCCTGACCCGGCCCCCTCCTCCGACTATGACATTCGATCAGACATATCGCCCATCGACCGCACAGGTCGCGTCGTACATCAAGAACCGCACGGTCGATGAGAACAACAACTTCGTTGGCGACTTCAACAACGAGACCATCGTCACGCAGTCGGAGGTCGATCTTCTCATCAACCAGACGGGGCCGATGGTTCTGGCGTCGCTGCGCTACAACCCGGACGCGGTGCCGCCGTCGATCCCGGTCTACAACAACGAGACAGTGCAGAGCTTGATCGCTCTGCTGACCGCCTGCTTTGTCGAGGTCACGAAGTTCAGCGAGCAGATCGCTCGTGGCGTGTCGCCGTACCCGCAG